TCGACGAGGCGTGGAGTGTCGGCTTCAGTCGCGGGGCGGATCATTCGTCGAGCATCTCGAGTAGGTCGTTCGTGTTCGCCTCACTCAATGGGCTCCCAGCGCTCTGCGTGATCCATGTGAGCGCGGTCCCGACCACTCCAATTCCTGAAGCCTTTCGTCCGCGAGCGCCTCCAGTTCAACGGCGCGCTCGCGGTCAACAATCTCCTCGTCGAGTTGCTGATTCAGGCGGTCTCGATCCACGAACGGCAAGACCTTTGAGTTGTCCACGCTAGTACTCCAAGCCACGCAATCCAAACGCGCGCCGACGAGTGAACGGTAATCCGTCGGGACTTCGCTGGAGCGGAGGAGTCTGACCACCAACGCGATCGGGCACGGCGCCGCTCTGGGCGTCAGCACGAACCAGTTTGGTTCGGGCCAAGCTCTCGTTCAGTTTCCGCCCGGCCTCTGAACGTTGCGTGCGTTCCTTGTCAGACATTTCCTTCGACTTGCGTCCATGCCCTTTGCGTGTGATGTGTGCGCCGCGCAACACAAAACTGAACGGCTCCGGCTTCCTTCCCTGATCGAAATTGACCAACTGAACCTGCGCGATGCGCGGGGTCAGATACGTGAACCTGAGCCCCTTCTTGGGGTCTGTAAACCGAATCGTCGACAGGTCTACCGAAATACCCGTGGCCTCCGGCATTGCCGCCTTCAGCGTTTCGGCGATCATGCAGTGCGTTGAATCTCGCGCCAAACTCTTACTGATGATCTCTTCGCTCACTTCGAGCCGAACCTTCGGAGACCTCGGTGTGCGTGCCATGTGTTTGTCCCTTCCTGTCGGTTAGCGTTTCGGCAATGCTATGCCCTGTTTTCACCCAACCAATTCCGTCTGGTTACGTTTGGCTTCGTGAAATACAGTTGCGCGCCGGTTGGGTGTCGGTATGGTGTCGGTAGAGTGTCGGTTGCGCGCGGAAGCGCACCAAAGGAAACCGCATTTTTTCCTTGACACCTAATTGCTCACGAATCCGCGTCGACATCATCTTGCGTCACGGCTCGTCCGCGCGTCCCGCTCGTCCGGGAGTGCGGCAGTCCCGCGATCTGCCCCGGCATATCGGGCAACCCAAAGGTCAGCGCCAGCGCATCGGCCAAGTCACACGATCGGCCCAGCCGCGCTTTGATCTGATCCTTCTCTTCGATCAGGAACTTCCCTTTCTGGAACGTGTAGGTCGGTGTCGTCAGCTCGGCCGGCAGATCCGTCAGCCCTTGGGGCAGCACGCCGCCGCCCTTCACCCATTCGCTCATGGCAAACCAGATTTCAGCCCGACGATTGGCGTACCGGGGATCGATGGCCGGCGCGGCGAACTGGACATTGATCGGGCCGAGCCCGTTCGCGCGCATGAAGTCCACGGCACCGGCCGCCCATCCCCCGGTCGCGTCGAAGAATTCCAACTCAGAGCCCCAGCGCAGTTTCGAGGCCATCACCTGGTTGGCAATGTCCACGCTGACGGCGGAGTCGCGCGGGTGACGCATGACCACCGGCTTGAAACTGACGAGCCCCTGCCGCGGGAAGACAACCGTTCGATCGTTCCCGAATCTGGCAACGTCAATGCCGAGCCGTTTCTGCGCCCATTCATAGGCGGACGGCTTGAGTTGCCGCGCCATCGCTTGCTCGACATCATCCACGCCCAACAGCGAATCGATCGACTGCGGAGGGAAGCGGCCGTACACATTTACGAGCACCCACGGATTGTCCGCCCCGTACGTCGCGATTTGCTGCCGTGCCCACTCAAGGTTGACGCGCGTCGATCGTTTCGGGTCATCGGGGTCGCCGGTGATCGTCACCACGTGCCAGAGATGCCGCTCCTGCGTGCAGGCGCGATAGAGCGGGCCATCGAGCCGCGTCGGGTTGCCCGCTTGGAGCACCTTGGTTTCGATGCCGGAGCCGAGCACCGCTTCGACAGTCGCCATCACGGCTTGGGGGATCTCGCTGCTCTCGTCGAGCACGCCCATCGCGTAGTCTTCGTGCAGGCCGGCGAGGGTGTGCGCCTGCTGCTCCGAGTTCGCCGAGCGCGGCCAAGACCGCGCCTGCGCCCACCACGTGCCTGGATACTGGTTACTGAAGATTTGCGTCTTCGTCCACGTGAACTGCGAGGAGAGGTATTCGGATCGCTGCTGCCATTTCGCCAGCTCGGGCCAGAGGGCGCTCGATAGGTTGTCACCAGTGATCGACGTCACGCCGATCCGACAGTTCGGCCGAGTGGCGAGGAAGTTCCAGATCAGCCACGCCAGCACGCATGTTTTGCCAGGACCCTTACAGGCTTTGAGCGCCAAGCGATCGACGTTTGGGAACGCCTGGAGGGCGTCCAGTTGCCACGCCTCCGGGGTCGCCTGAAACTCCTCCGCGACGAACTGCTCGGGATGCTCCTTCCAGCGGCGCAGCGTGGCGGAGACCCGCTCGTCTTCGGTCATGTCAATTCAACGAAAACCCGGGCGGTAAGATGAGGTTGGACTTCTTCCGCTTGCTCGGTTGCTGCGCTTCCCCCCGGAGAAACGGAATGATGATGTCGGTCAGCGTCACCTGCCGATCGTGCTCCGGATAGACATCGAGCAGCACCTTGGCGACACGGATGAGCGCCACGGCGGGCACAATGGCCGGGGTGCGATCCGCGTACTGGCGGAGCAGTTGGCGGATCTCCTCTTGAATCTTCAAAAGCTGCGTAACGTCGACGTGGGTGAACTCTGGGACCGCCATTCGTTCTACCTCTTCTCTTATTCGGGTGTCTTTTCCGCGAGATACTTCATCGGGTCGAAGTTCAGATCCACGACGTGCTTGATCGAGTGCCGGCCGCCACACTTGTTCAGTTCCGCGATCGCTCGGATGCGCGCGTTGCTGGCTTCCCTGTTCCCGCTGGCGATCGTCGACAGAATGGCGTCGCGCTGTTCCGCCGTGAGGATGCTGGCTTGCGTCTCCCGGTTCACTCGCCGCTTAATTTCGGCGCGAATCCTATCTTTCGCTAACAATTTCGTCGCCATCACGCCGGCGCTCTTGGCGTTTTTCGTGGTCGAGTAACCCGAGGCCACGATCGCCTTGGTGCCGTTGCCGGCCGCGCTGCCCAAGTACGCGTCAACGAAACGGCGCTCCTTGAGGGTGAGTTTGGTCAACGTCTTCACGCGTGGCCTTTCAGTTCGGCGATGCGCGAGACGATCTGATTGTGAATGTCGCGTCGCGCAAGGATGGCCTTGTCGACGACCTGACTTTGATCGGCTCCCATGTCGCAATTGGCGTCGGTGTTCGGTGCATCCGAGGAGCGCGCGGCGAAGTAGTTATCTCTCCAGCGGGCCGCGGCCTCTTGCCACTCTGGCGTTTGCTGCGTCCAGTCGCCACCGCTCACGTTGGCGAGCACGACCCAGAGCATTTCGGCGGCATCGGCCATGTTCGGGAGGGGGGGATCACTCGTCATGCCAACCTCCGAGGGAAACGTAGACTCTTCGACGGCGACTTCTTCCGCTTGGCCTTCACGGCTCGCAGCGGGACGATGGGCGGCACCTTCGCCGGCACGATGGCCTGGGACTCGGAATTGACTAAGATGGCCCCAACGGGCTGCAAACAACGCTGGCAGGCCCTCGTGAGTTGCCCGCCGACGCGGATGTACGTCCAGTCGCGACTGTGCGAAAACAGGCAGGGACTCCAGAAGTTCATGGTGGTGTCTCCCCCTGACCGGATCGACCGTCCGCGCCGGCCCGGTGAAACGCGGCGAGAATCGTGTCGATCCGCCGCTGACAGTTCTCACACCAATGCGGCACGTCGGAACGCTGGCAGATACAAAGATCGCCGCCGAGTTCCTCCCATAACGCTTCGGCACGCTCACGAAGAATGCCGGGGCTTTGTGTCGTCCTCATTTCTCCGTCTTCCCGTCCGCCAAGGCGAGGGCAGCGAGGGCCGCGATTACTTCTGGCGCAGCGCTACTGACGCCTTTATCGAAGGGGTTATCACGCTGTTGCGTGACCGCAATCAACGCGTGCAGCGCCGCATACAGGGCAGGCGCGGCCCGCGCCCGGAGGACCGCCTTCTCGGCGTCCGTCCAGTACTTGCGCGGCTCCAACGCGATCCGGCGCTTGGTCACCGGCCGCGGCCTTTCTTGGCCTTCTTCGCCTTCTTCGGATAGCGATGCGCTTTCTCACGCACGTCCTTGGCCTTGGCCGCCGCCTGCTTGTCGGTCAGGCCGGTGGTCTCCACGAGCTGATCGTCGGCCTCGTCCCACATCGGCTTGGGCCGCGGCGCCGGCGCGTGCTCGTCGGCGCCTTCGTCGTCGACGTCTTCCAGTTCAAGGCTCGGCTCCGCTTCTTCGAACGTGACGAAGCGCTGGGTCCGGTGCCAGGCGTGGAGATACTCGAGCTCGGTGCGCCCGAGCGGGCCGAAGCTGCCCTGGAAGACCAGGGCATAGCCGTCGACGTCCTTCTGGGTCCTGGCGTAGATGCCGGTGATCTTCACCTGCAGGAACCCGACGCGGGAGGTGTCGGTATCGGGTGACGCGAAGATGATCAGGTTCTGCCGCGGGCAGGCCAGGGTGAAGTTCACGCGATCGAGATGCGGCTTCGGGTCCGGGTGGTTCAACTTGAACAGCGCCGCGCGCACGCCGCTGTTGTCGTTCAGCCCGTCATCGATCGACGTCGCCAGCTTGGCGTCGAACGGCTGCACGCGAAACGTGCCCGTCATGATTTTCACGACCTCGCCCTTGCGCTTCTCGACGCCCGGCGTATACGTGTCGCAGAAGATTCCGATCTTGCCCGTGCTAAACAGTCTCTGAGGCATCCGCCTGCTCCTTGAATAGGCCGCCGATTTCCTTCGGGGGTTTTCGATACGTCGGCTCCACCCACGCTTCGGCCGTCACGTCCAGCCTGGCGCCGCCGTCGGCGTAGAGCTTGCGCGCGCTGATGGCGACGACTTGCGCGTCATCGTGGAAGAGGATCCCGTTCATGGCGTCAATCGCCCCGCGCACGAGCTTGTCGAGATCGGGCTTCTTCGTGGAATACCGGAGGTGCTTCGCCGCCTTCGGCCGCGGGAGATGAAAGATCAGCATCAGCGCGACCGGCGCGTCGAAGATCTCGCCGCGAATGCCCGCCGGCGTGGTGTTCATCACGTCCTGCAGGGTGGCGCGGATCGTGTCTTCCCACGCCTTGAGGCCCTGGTTGTCGCTGGTGATGATCGGGCGCGTCCAGCCTTTCGGCACGAACGCACGGGCCGAGCCTTTCGGCCGCGCCGTTCCCCATACTGTAAATTTGATCTCCGGCCGGCTCATTGGTGCCTCCGGATGTATTCAATGGCCTGCTCTAAAACGTTGATGCTGTCGCGCGCCAGACCGAGTAGGCCGTTGCAACTTGAACAGAGGAGTGCGCGGACCTTTCCCGTGGCGTGGCAATGGTCAACGACGAGTCGCCAGTAGGGCTTGCCTTTAGGGCTTCTGCGAACGTCTGGTGGGCGTTGACAAACGGCGCAGAGGCCTTTTTGTCCGGTAACGAGTTGGTTGTATCCGTCGACGGTTAGACCATACCGTTTCAGCACGCGGCGCATCTCGCTCGCCGCTATCCGCGCGGGGTTGCGCTTGGCCCACTCGTTCTTGTATTTGCGGCGCTTGCCGCGGCGCGCGTCCTCGTACTGCTTCACGCGCTCCGGGTTCTTCAGCCGCCATTCCTTTTGATAGGCGGGCGTCGTCTTCGGGCCAACGTACGGCTTGGCGTCGAAGAGTCTCACCTGCTGTTCGGGGCGGCCGTTCATTTCGCGCACTCGCCTTTCTCGGCGAGGTCGAGTAACTGGTTAGCGTAGTGCCCTGCACGCCGAGCCCACCACATCGCGAAATACTCTCGTTGGTCCGACAGGCTCTCGGCTGGCCGCAGCAAGTCCTTCATCCGATCCGCGGAAAATTCGAGGCGATCGACAATCAAGAGAATGTGCTGCGACGTCACAACAGGGCCTCCTGCTTCGGCGCCGGCGTGTCGTCGGCCACTTGCCCGAAGCGCATCTGCGCGCCGATCCACTGCAACCGGATCATCCCGGTCGGCCCGTTGCGCTGCTTGGCGATGATGAGCTGCGCTTCCTCGCCGTCCTCGAACTTGCCAGACGTCGCGTTCTGTTGCGGCCGATGCAGCAGCAGCACGACATCCGCGTCCTGCTCGAGCGAGCCGGAATCGCGCAAGCTGTGGGCCTGCGGCACCGCGTTCTCCTTCGCCGACTGGCGCGACAACTGCGACAGCACGAACACCGGCATGTCGAGCTCGCGGGCGAGGGCCTTGAGCCCGGCTGAAATTTTCGACAGTTCCTGGTTGCGGTTTTCCTGGTCGCCGGATTCATGCAGCAGCTGCATGTAGTCCACGAACACGATCCCGAGCCCATGGCGCGAGGCGAGCCGGCGGACCTTCGCCCGGAGTTGTGTCGCCGTGGCCCCGGAAGCGTCATCGATCGCGAAGCGCCGGCCGCTGATGTCCCCCAGGGCCTTGCCGGCGCGCTGGAGTTCGAAGTCACTCAGGCTCCCGGTCATCAATCGAAAGGCATCGACCCCCGCTTCCAGCGCCACGGCGCGCATGCCCAGCACGCGCCGGGACATTTCCATCGAGACGAACCCGGTCATCACATGGAGGGAGGCCGTGAGCGCCAACTGCAACGCCATCGCGGTCTTGCCGGCCGACGGCCGGGCGCCCAGGTAAATCAAGTCGGAGGGTTGCCAGCCGCGCGTCCAGATGTCGAGCTTCTCGATGCCGCTCGGCACGCCGGTGACGGCGCGCTTCGTTTCCGCGGCCTTGGCGATCTGCACGTGCGTGTCTTTCATCCAGTCATCGGCCAGGACGAAGTCGCCCGTGACGGACGCTTTGCCGACGTCCATGACCGTCTGCTCGGCGCGATCGAGCACCTGGTCGGCGTCGTCCGTGCCGGCGTAGGCGTCGGCGAGGATCCGGTTGCCCGCGAAAATCAGCTGCCGAAGCGTGTGCTTTTCGCGCACGACGCGGGCGTAATACTCGACGTTGGTCGAGCGCGGCACCCCGTCCACGAGCGCGGCGACGTAGGCCGCGCCGCCGACCTGCTCGAGTTCGCCATGCCGGTCGAGTTCTTCCTTGACCGCCACCAGGTCGATCGGTTCGTGGCGCTCGGACAGCCCGAGCATGCGCTTGAAAATGATCCCGTGCGCGTCGCGGTAGAACGCCCGGTCGGTGAGCACCACGGCCGCCTCGTTGAGCGCGGCGTTTTCGATCAGGATCGCGCCGAGCACGGACCGCTCGGCGTCGAGCGAATGCGGCAGGGTGCGCTCCGTCACCGCACGCCTCGCGCGGCCATCTCGGCGAGTCGCCGGTTGTGCGGATGGTTCGGATCGTCCACGTCCATGAACTGCGGCGCTGCCGACTCGGCCAGCCACACAGCCAGGCTGTCGTCGAGCCATTTGAAGCGCGGCGCGGTGTCCTCGCCCGTCCGCTCGACGCGATCGCCCAGCCAACGATAGAACTTCATTAAGCGCGCCTCGCCGCCGGCCAGGGCGCGGGTCTGGTCGTCGTGCCACCGCTGCGGGACGTCGAATCGAGGATGTTCGTACGCCGCGTGGAGGTTCCGTTTCGCGATCAGCGGTTTCAGGGGAAACTTCTGAACAGGAGAGGGCGTCGGTTCCCTTCCCTTCCCTTCCTGTACTCCAGATCCAAGATCTCCAGATCCATTCCTAGCGGGACTCGACGGGTTCTCGACGGGAAGGTCGATACCCTTTTCCGGGCTCTGCCATGTTTGGGTTTGTCTTTGGACGACAGCGCGCACTTCGGGGCAGTCGTCGAACCATTCGCCTTGCCTGCGGAATGACGCCAACTCGTCATGAAGCCTGGACTCGAGCTCGATTCCGCCCTCGCAGGCGCCGAGTAGTGTTAGGGGGTCCGAAAATGACGTTTGGAGGGTCGACATACGGTGCCGCGGCACCGACGAGACGCCGATCTTAATTCGGTGCTGAGACGCGCTGTGGATGAAATAGACGTGCTGCGGCCGTGCCTTGATCTCGATGGCGTCGGACCCAAACGCCGGAATAATTGACGGCGCTTCCTTTGGGTGTGGCTTCTGGTGCGCGGCAAACTTAGTGATTTCGATCACCGGTGTTCCGCCAATGCGATAGCGCCGGATGCGACCAGCCGAGTGCAACTCCTGTAGGAGTTCGTCGATCTCGCAGTCGTCACCTGGTAGTAAGCGATGCTTGAGTTGACCAGGCCGATCATGGAGCCGGCCCTCGCGGTCGGCTTCGGTCCAGAGCCCGACGAACAACAGCCGCGTCAATGGTGACAGGCGACACGTGTCCTCGCTCGTGAAGAACGCCGGCTTGATCGTGCGAATGCGCGCCATGAAACCTCTCGCTCGAAACTGTCAACTCTGAACTCTCAACACTCGACGGGTCGGCACGAGGGTCGATCTCCTTACGTCTTCGGCCTTGCACCGTGGACGCCGTTCGCGCTACCCAGGCGCGTGGATCGCCTTTCAGCGGCCACACGCGCCAGCCCGTCGAGGACTTGCGATCGCGGCGGTGAAGTTCACCTTCACCAGCCTGATCCTGATCGGTGATTTCCATCGCCATGTGACTAGCGATGCTCCGATCCGATGCGCTCGAAACTGCCGGCGGTCCGGCGCCGCGATCAACTCTTAAGATCCGGGGGCCGAGCCTGCCGCCGCGCCGGGTGTTATCCACCGCTTCAGCTCAGCGCGTCGATGGCCGTGATGGTGCAACGGCGGCAAGCCCCGGAGATGTTGCTAGTCGGCGACCGATCGCGCTTCTTCGCTGAAGTGGTCGTATTCCTGGACGCGGCCGAAGCGATACACGCCCGGATCGAGCGAGACGGGGTTGTGCTCTTCGTGGAGCAGGTTCACCTGGCGCGCGATCTGCGCGTAGATGACGCCTTCTTCGTCGACCGTTATAGCCACGACGGCGCCGGGCTCGAGGGTGTGCGCGTGGCCGGTGGCCTCACCCTCGGCGATCACGAAGCCGCGCGCCGCCGGCTTCACGGGCTTGCCGCCGATCGGCATCGCGTTAATCTTGGTGATGAGCACATCGCCTTGTTGCAGCTGGTTCGCGCGCTTGTCCATGGAGTCTCCTGATCTGTTGGTTTACGTGAGTTGGCTGGGGTTCCAGTTTGTCGAGCGAACGCCGCGCAGCACTTGCGCCGCGCGCCAGTTGATCGCGTCCTGGACGGTCTTGCAGTCGGGGTGCACGCCTTCAACGTGGAAAACCCCCAGACTCGGATTTCGCATTTTCAAATACGGCCGATGCCGGCCGTCGCGCAGGTTGAGCATCAGCAGCTCGTAGTCGCCCTGGCGATCGATGGGCTTGGCGCCGAGCTCCGCGCACACCCGCTCGATGCCGACCTTGCGCACCAGCTCGCGGCGCACTTCGGCGTTGTCTTCCTTCAGGAGCCTCCCGGCGTCGAGCTTGGCGGCCGGTGTTTTCACCAGCCACTCGGGCACCGTGACGCCGTTCAGGCGATACAGGCCCCAGCCGCTCGGGTAGGCGATCGCAAGATCGTCTTCACAGTGCAGTTGCCCGGCTGCGTTGCGTCGAATGGCTGACGGGCGTTCGCTGGCGAAGCACACGCTATCGAGCGTCCAGTAGTAGCCGCAGCTTTCAATGGTGTCGAGGTAGTGGCGATCGATCGCGATGCCGAGAACCTCGTTGAAGTAATCCGCCCACGCCGCGTAAGCTGCCCACAGGGAACCGCCCCATAAGTAATAGGAGGCGTTGTAACCCGCCGAGCCGACCGCCGAGCGGACCGCCGAGCCGACCGCCGAGTCGACCGCCGAGTGGACCGCCGAGCGGACCGCCGAGCCGACCGCCGAGTGGACCGCCGAGTCGACCGCCGAGTCGACCGCCGAGTGGACCGCCGAGCCGACCGCCGAGTGGACCGCCGAGTCGACCGCCGAGCCGACCGCCGAGCGGACCGCCGAGCGGACCGCCGAGTGGACCGCCGAGTCGACCGCCGAGTCGACCGCCGAGCGGACCGCCTCGTTTACGGTGTGGTGCGGCAACGAGCGCAGCGAGTCCTGGCGTTGTTCACGAGTGCCGCGCAGCGGCACGAGTCGTTTTGCCGCCATCGTTGCGAACACCGCTGTGGCCAGCGCTGCCGACAACGGACAGGGGCACCAGATGACGCGAGGCTCGCGCAACTTCGCCAGGCCGTAGAGGCCCTTGATGGCGCGCTCGGCCTTCTCACGGTCCGCGGGCTGCGTGCAGAGGCCGATCTGAATCCACTTCTCGACGAAGCGGGGCAACTGGGCTTCTTGCTCTGGCGTGAGCTGCGTGATGATCGGTTTCCGTGTCGCGCTCATGCCGCGGCCCTCCGGTTCTGGCTACGCCGCTTCGACAACAGCCGGAACGGTTCCTTGCCAGGCTTGATGGTGTTGCGGTTCCAATGAAAGACCAGCCGGCCGTTCGCGTCGGTGCCTTCGATCAGCAGGTCATGCGACGTCAGGTATTTGTGCTCGAACGTCGAGCACAGAAAGATGTTGGCCGGGTCGGTGATCTTGTCCGGGTGTGTTGCGCGTTCGCCCAGGTGGTTGTGCTCGCGGCGCCGCTTCTGATCGGCCGTGTCGGTCACCAGCTCGATGCCGGTGACGCGTGAGCGGTTCTCGTCGCGCTGGTCGACGAAAGCGTAGGCCTTCGCGAGCGTGGCCTCGAACTCGACGTGCTTCCAGCCCTTCTCGAGCTGAATCGAGGGACCCTTGCTGATCCCACCGGCGGCGGCGATCGCCGTCCAGTCGATGCCGACGGTCTTGATCCTGGTGCGGCGGCGGATCATTGACCGTCGCCCCTCGTTCGTTGGCTCATCGAGCCCTAACAGGTCGCCCACGCGCGACCAGTGCTCACGCTCGCGGGCGCCTTCGCAGGCGTCGCACTTACAGCCCGGCAACGGCAACGGCGCGTTCGGTTCGCGCTCGTGTTGGATCGACGGCTTCCGTCGATTCCGATCGGCGATGAAGCGGCGACGACGGAACGCCATCACCGCACCTCCCGTGCTTTCCGATGACTCACCGTGACGGCGTCGTAGAAGCGCACGCCCGGGATGCGCACCGTGTCCTTGTCGGCCTTCGCGCGGGCGCGCAGATAGACATCGTTCGGCAGCACCGCCTCGCGGCTCACCTGGCCGGCGGCGACGGCCTTCACGAGCTCCATCAGGTTGGTGACTTCGTGCGACCAGTTCGCTTTGATGCTCGTGCCCTTCGGCGGCGCCACCGCCGGCGTGGCCGGCAGCACCGGGGCCTGGACGGTCGCGGCCTCGTGCCGGGCGTGCTCGGCTTCCGCCTGCAGCTCGCCGGCGGCCCGCGTCAGCTCCTGCGCGTCGGCGCGACTCGGCGCGGACTGCGCTGCCTCTTCCTTCTGTCGGGCCTCCTCGGCCAGGCGATCCGCTTCGGCCTGCAGCCGCTCGCGCTCGCGGCCCTGGGCTTCTTTCTCAAGACGCTTGCGCTCACGCTCGGCGTCGTCGCGCGCGTTTTTTGCAAAGGTCCCGTAGCGCGCGCTGAGTGCCGTCACGGCTTCATCGATTGGATCCACGAAGCCCGCGCGCTTGGTCGTCAGGCCCTTCCAGGCGGCGTGCGCGCGCGCGATGTCGGCCTCGAAGAACTCGACGATCTTCCGCTTCTGGTCCTTCAGGGTTTCGAGCATCCGCCCGGCGAACTCGAACGAGGTCGGGTCGGTGATCTGAAAGGCCTTGGCCCGGCTCACAAGGTCCGTCGACGTCCGGGCCAGCGCCTGCTCGGACGGCCCGGCAGCGACAAACTCAGGTTCCACCGGCCGCGACGCGGATGATCCCCGTGACGGCTCCGGGTCAGGTCGAGGATCCGGTGCGGGGTCCGGCAACGGATCGGTCAGTGGGTCCATCAGCTCGTGTGCCATCCTCAGGCAGCCTCTCGCCACGCGAGGCCGAGGGCCGCGCGTTCGTGCGTCAGTTCCAAGGCGGCGCGGAAGATGCGCCAATCGGACGTCCGGCTGTACGGGGTCACGCTGTAGGGCACCGCCCGCTCGGGGTGCAACTGCACCGACCAGCGGGGCGTAAAGAGCGGCAGGCCGGCCAGGTGGGCGTACGCCGCCGTCTGGTAGTTGGTCCCGGTCGCCTCGCCGGTCTTGATGTCGAGGATGATCGCGCGCTCGATGCCGTCGACTTCCGCGACGCGATCGATGGTGCCGGCGAACAGATAGAGCGGGTCCGCCCACAACTGCTCGAGCTGCAGCATGTGGACCTGGCGCTCTTCGACAAACAACCGCCACGCGTCGAGGTAGGGCTGGACTTCCGGCGCCACCGTCGCGGTGTCGAGCGAGCCCTCGTCGTAATAATGCGCGGCGGCGTGGGCGGCCTGGCCCAGCCGGCGGGCCCGCTCGAGCACGTCCGGATTGACGAAGCGGAAGTCCGCGCGCAGGCGGTTGTCGCTCAGGATCTGCGTCACGCTGGGGATCTCCCGCCCCTCCAGCCGGTAGGTGTGCGACACCGGCTCGAAGGTGAGCCCGGTCGTGGCAATGGTCGCGATCACGAGGGGTCTCCCGTCGCCCGCGCCGGCGCGATCTCGGTCAGCCGCGGCCATGGGTCGCCCGCCTCGGTCGACATGTCGACCACGGTTTTGTCATCCGCGAACTTGCCGCAGTGGAGATACACGTCCTCGCTCCACGTCGAGCAGACGCGGCCGGTGCTGTCGGTGATCAGGAAGAAGAAGACACGCTTCGTGCCGGCCGGCAGATCGGCGTCGGCTTTCCCGCGGGTCTTCGACGACTCGACCTTCTCGACCTTGGTGATGCGGAGCGGTTGCGGAGACGACGCCGTGGCCGCCGCGGGCGCCGCCGGCTTGCTCTCCTCGGTTTTCCGCTGGGGCATCGGCACCGGCGTGGCGTCGGTGGCGTGCTCCTCGGCGAGGCTGTCACGCAGCTCCTCGGAGAGGTCCTCGAGGTCCTGGGCGAACACGTCGGACGCGGCCGTGGCGTTCAGCGTCATCGCGATCTTGCCGCGCTTGACCGCCATCTTGAGGACGGTGTTCGAGACGTCGGCCGGCGAGGTGCGCACCTGTTTGCTCTTGTAGGGGGCCCCGTTGCCCCTGGCCCACTTCTCGCGGCGGCGGTTCGGATCGGTCTCATTGAACTCGGCATCGCAGACCGGGCGGCGCCACCGATATTTTTCTTCGTTCGACGAGCACTCGCCAATGCCCTCGGCGAGCAGTTCGCCGGTGACCTGATGAATCCCCTGCATGGTGATGCGGTAGCGCACCTCGTCCTCGTTGGAGAGGTCCTCGACGTGGCCGATCTTCGGCGCGATGCGGAAGGTGACGTTGAGCACGTCGGCGCCCGGCTGATACATCGTCGGCTTCTGCGTGCCGGGAATGACGCCGTAGTGCACGTCCTTCTTCATCACCGCTTCCATCACTTCGCGGATCTGCATGGTGCGGGCGATGACTTCGGACGTGGCCAGCGTGCCGCGATCGATGACAGCCAGCGCGGGCGGTTGCACGGGGACGAGGTCGGTGCCGGCGTCGCTCGAGGGAGTGGCCATCTAATCACTCCTCACATGGCGCCACGCTCGGCCCGATTTAATTTGTCCTACGATCTGACGACCAACACCGTACTGCGCGCCGATCTCGCGCAGTAGGCCGGGGGCCTTTCTGATGGCAATGACGTCTGCCTCGGTGAGTTTCGCTGCCCAGCAGCGGCTCCCTCGCACCTCACGGCCCTTGCGTAGCATGTCCATTGCGTTGTCTCTCCTGGTTCCCAAGAACAGATGATCCGGATTGACGCACGGCCGGTTATCGCACTTATGAAGGACGCATAGTCCCTTCGGGATTGGTCCATTGGTCAGCTCCCAAGAAAGACGGTGCGCGAAACGCATACCGCCCAACCAGAGATAACCGTAGCCTTCTGTCGTCGGTCCGGTCCAAGCCCAGCACGAATCTGTTTTATTGACGCGCGACCAGAAACGGTCCATGACCTAATTCCTCGTATCCCCATCCACTTCGCCGTCTGGGCGACGCAGATCGATCGTTTGCTGCTCGACATCTCGGCGGGCTTGCACCTTTGCCATCTCCGCGGCGTCTTCGATCAACGCGCGCGCGTGGCATTCGTTGACGAGATCCTGGCGTTCCTCATCCTGCAACGTCAGCGTCAGCCGATCGGCGGTGTCGTCGCCGGTCATCAACGAGTCTTCGAAGGCTCGGATACAGTCCATCGCCTGAAAGCGCAGCGATCGGCGTTCGGCGACCCCGCAGTCGCGGAGAGACTTGTCGACGTGCACGGCCAATCCGCCGGCGCCACGTTCGAACGCCGCGCGCAGCGCCGTCACGTCGGTCATCCGCGCCGCCATCGTGGCGAGCCGACGATACCGATCCTGTTGGGCCGGGGTCAGGAAGTCCCACGGCAAGCCGTCCGTGGGTCTGGTGGCGTGGTAGAGCGCCACGGCCGCACGGTCGATCCAGTGGTCCCTGCCGTCTTGACCTCGCGAGGGGGATTCGTAGATACTTGGGCTCAACACTTCGTCTCCTGTTCTCTGAAGGGCCTCGTTCGCGCGAGGCCCTTTTCGTTTTCCTACCGGCGCGTTACGCGCCCTTCCGTTGCATCACTCGCACGTACCCGCCGTCGAGATACCGCTGGAGCGCTTGCTTCGAGAACTGCCACGGTTCCTGTCCCCGCCGGGGCATCACCCCGGGGACGTGTTCCCCGCGCGCCAGTCGCCGGCGGATCGTGCGGACGCTCGTGTTCAACGCGCGCGCGGCGTCCTCAATGGTGCCGACCAGGGGCATCTGCTCCCATGAGGTGAAGGCGTCCTTCATGCGATCCGCCGATAGGTGAGTTGCGTCGTGACTTCGATCTCCGACGACAGCGACGCCAGCGCGATCAAGAGCGGCGCGCGGAACTTCTCAACAGCGAGCACGGTTTCCAGTTGCGGCCGTACCTCACCGGAGATCCAGCGCGCCACCTGCCGATCGTCTTTTCCGAGCGCGTGCGCGAAGGCTTCCAGCGTCAAGCGGAAGCCACACCGGACCTCGTCAATGCACGCGCCGAGCTGCACAAAGAGCGGTCGCGTGTCCGCTAAACGGACTGACGAACTGTGCACTTTCGCCATGACCGGACGAACGTCCGAAAGGAGGCTTGCGGCGAACGCGGGCCGGGGCGAAACGCTGTCACCCATGACGTCAGGCCACCGCGTCCGTGGAACGAATCAGGTACCGATCGGGCCGGCGCTTCAGCGCCCGGCAGAGCTTTGTAACCGTCTTGGCCGTCTGCGACTCGCCGCGCAGAAAGCGGATCACCGTCATGTCGGACACGCCCGCGCGCTCGGCCCACTCCACTTTCGTCAGGCCCAGCAGCGCGGCGTCTTCGGCCATCAGTTGACGGTTGAATCTGACGGCCACCGTGGAGGCGGGTGTGATTGCCATTGCGAATCACACGATACGCCGTGTTGATTTGAGTTGTCAATCACCAAATACCACCCTGAGCAACAATGCGCGTCAGCCACTGCTACGATCCCGTGCCGAGATGACGAAACGGCCGGTGTTCCACGCGGATTTAGGCCGGTTTTTCACACAACTCCGAACAGCGCGCGGCCTGAAATCGCAGCGTCAAGCCGCGCTCGTGGCGAAGAATCGAAAGTTGCCAGTGAGTTATCAGGTGTTGCAGCGGCTCGAAGCAGGGCGCACGAAAACCCCTGAGCCGGAACTACTTAGGGCGCTGTCGGCGTTATATGACGTGCCGTACGAAGAAATTGTCAGGCAATGGGTCGCGCGTCACTTTGAAACCGAGTCTGACCTGATCCGTCCAGATAGGGATCAAGAGTCCGCCCATGACACAGTTGCGGCTGATCGGCGGGAACTCCACACACTTCGACAGCAGGTTGCCCAATACAAAGAAGAAGCCGGCAAAGTGCACGCGATTGCCGAATCACTTATCGACGCCGTTGTCGATCTCGGGAAAATTTCAAACCCTTCAACGAAGAGATCCCGTCGCGGCGGCCATCATCGAAAGGCTAGTTGATCGCGCGCTCCGTCGGCGCGCGGGATGAGACCGATAAAAGAGAGCCAGGAGCATCACCATGATTGACAGAACGACCAAGGCCTTACTGTTCGCGATTGCGCTCGGACTGTGGATGAACGTCGTGACCGACTGGGCGCGTCCAACCCCGGTGCTGGCGCAGGGCGGGATCTTCGGCGATCCGCAACTCTCCAGCATCAACACGCACCTGCAGCACATCAGCATCGATACGGGGGCGATGAGCATCAGCCTGCGATCTCTCGCGCTCGCCGACGACCTACGCCGCAGGAAATAAGCGGTGGTGAACCAACACGATCTCGACGAACAACGACAGCGGCGAGCCGATGCAGCCCACGCGGCGTGGGATCGGGGGTCCGGCGAACGGCGTAGGCAGGACCGCTGGATCGTCGGCGGGAGCTTGCTCATGGCCGTGGTCGGCATGCTCATTAAGCTCTGGCTGGATGGGTGACACGCGGCGATGCCTCAGCCTCAGCGCCCCGTGATCGAGTAAGCCGCCGCAGATGAGACGCCGCGACACCCGCGTCAAGATCGCCCCGGGCATCTACCGCGACGCCTGCTGGTGGTACGGGACCGTGCACGTCCGCGGCGCCGGCGAGCTGAACCCGAAGACGGGCAAGCGCAAAGCGGCCTTTCGGGAAAAGCGCTTCGCCCTCGCGCAACCGATTACGGACGTGCAGGCGTGGCGCGAGCGCACGCGGGCGCAGCTCCTAGACCAGGCCGAGCGGGGCTCCGCGCCGGGCACCTTCGCGCGCGATGCCGTCCACTACCTGAATGCGTTCACCGCGCACCTGGCGAGCAAGGTCGCCCGGAAGGTCGAGATCCACGCCTGGGTGCGCGAGTTCGGCGACCGACCGCGCGGCACCATCCGGCCGGCGGACGTCGCGCGCGTCCGCACGAAGTGGCTGACGCAAGCGAAGCCGCTCAGTCCAAAAACGATCAACAACCGCATCGGCAGCCTGCGCCATCTGTATCACGCGCTCGACGGCCGGCGCGCCTGGACCCCCGTCGACGATCTGCGCGAGCTCGACGTGCGGCCGACGCCGATGCAGTTTGTGACGAACGCGCTGATGCTGACGGTCGATGCCAACCTGCAACGGATGGAACAGAAGGGACAGCTGCGCACGCCGAAGCATCGCGCGCGCTTCCGGGTGTTGATGTCGACCGGGCGGCGGCCGTCGGAAGTGGGGCGGACCGTGCGGACCGATCTCGATTTCGACCGGCGCATCTGGCTGCCGCGGGACGGCAAGGGCGGCTTCACGCCGGGGATCTACTTGAACGACGACATGCTCGCGGCGTGGCAGTTCTTCGTCGCGGTCGGCGCCTGGGGGAGGATCGACACCGAGCGCCAGGCGGAGATCCTGCGCGACGCCGGCTGGCCCACAGGGGTCCGCCCGTACCAAGGCCGCCACACGCTCGGCATCACGCTCTCGGAAGGCGGCACGGACCTCGACGACGTCGGCTCGATGATGGGCCACAAGCGCCGCGAGACGACCCGCAAGCACTACGTGCCGGTCCTGAACTCGCGGATGCAGCGCGCCTCGGAATCGCTCGCCGGCCGCTTCCAGGGCTGGCCGTCGGTGCAAACCACCGTGCAAACCACGTTGGCAAAACATGGCAAAAGTCAGCCAAAGTTGTCGCACGCGAAACGATTGGCTCCACGTGGAACATCGAAGAAAAGCGCCTGATTTCCGCTATGAAACCCGGTAGTGGGGAAGTGGTGGGCCGGGTGGGGATCGAAAACACAAGGCACACCTGTAAGTTGTTGCAAAACACGTATGTTACGGGCGGGGCATACCAGCCCTGCATTTCCTCACCGCTCGAGCTGGTGTAAAATCTGCCTCATGTGGTCCGCCCCTGACGAACCCGCGCGCATGTGCTTGGCCTGCGGCTCGCTGTGGGCCGTCCCGGCGGAATTCTGCCCGCTGTGCGACTCCCCGCGCCTGACGACCGTGGAGCCACCCG